TGCTGTGTCAAATAATTTATTACTAAACTTATCTAAATTACCGCCCGAAAGATTTAAAATACGATTTATATCAGTAAAAGCAGCTTCGACTTCAATAGATACATTTACTAAATCTTTTAAACTCTTAACGACTGTAGCTAAAACGGCAGTTGAGGCACCGAAAGCAATGACACGGGCATTCGCCGCTTCCATTGCAGATTCAAACATGTTGACTTGGCCAGTGATTTTACCAAGTGGCCGAGAGAAAGACTTTTCATCAATAGCGAACTTCAGTTTAGTTTTACTCGCGCTCTTAGAGTTAAACTGCTTTGCACCTTTTTCAAACCCTTTTATCAGATGTTGAATATCTGGATCTATTTTTACATTTATTGCCATAGCTACTAATATTAATTATACACTTTTTTTTGATAAAAAATCATGTATTCATAGCATTCATCAGATCTTTCATATCCATTTTACCACCTTTTTCTTTTAACATGCTAGATAACGACTTACCTTGGGTTTCTTTGTAGCCTAAATGATCGTAATCTTCTGTTTTAGCCCCAACAATTGTCGAGGCACCGTCTTTATCAAGGTTTTTCAAAACATCTTTAGCTTTTTCTTGGGAATTCACATAATCAATAATTTTTTCAGGGTCTCTTTTTATTCCATCAGGTATCTTTGGGTAGTTTTCAAATATATTCTTAAACATTCTAGAATACACAATTAGCTTTACTTGATTTATAGATAATTCAAATAAAGGTTTATTGTAAAAGTTTCTCACATCTTCGCAAAAAGGCATGTACATTTGAAAAAAATCTTGGAGAGTAACTTTTTGAATATTGTTGTCGTCAAAACATAAAAACTTATCATTATATTGCGATATAACATAAGTAAGATCTTCAGCCTCTAACAAGTCAACCTCTTCTTGACTAAAAAAAGGACTGTTTAATTTTTGATCTTTATAAAAAGAGCATAAAATATAATGCTCTGAAACTCTTTTTTCTGCGTATTTTTCTGCGGTTTGCCCCATGAGCTCGCGCTTTTTATAGGACATCATGTTATATTCTTGATTTGCTTTGTCTATGTCGTTATCTACAGAATTTATTTCACTTACACGGTAAAGATTTTTTCTAGTATCTCGCAGATTGTTTATGTATTTTTTTTGCTGCTCTAATTTGGACTCATCGTTGCTTGTCCAAATATTGTTGTCTGTAATATAAGCAAGGGCTTCCTTTTCGGTAGGAAGCCCCATTACAATAGCTTTATCAATAAGCTCTTGTTTTATTTTTTCTACATATATTTGATCAAAGACAGATAAATGCTTGATATATATCAACTGGTTATCGAATAAAAAACTAGAATAACCAAATGCAATATCTCTAAAAGCTTCCCTGAAATTAATATCAGGACTCTGAATCTTGCTTTTGCTCATCTACCTTTTCTTTTGATTCTTCGACTATTTCGTCCGCAGCCTCATCATTTTCATTCAAAAATGCATCAACATCTTCTTTATTAAACTCTGCTCCACTAAAATACCAATAACTTAAAATAGAAGAAACTTTACCGATAATTTTCAAAAATAAATCTTCATCATCTTCATCTTTTTGGTAATAGTCGTCCATTTTATCTTTAAAAGTTTCCCCTTTAAAAAATAATTTATATTCAGGTATATTGAGAGCTAAACTCTTATAATAAGTTAGGTTCATAACATACCACATCAAAACTCTGTTTTGAGCTTTTACATCTGCAGTATGATTAAATAAAACTCTATAATCAGATTCTGTTTCTATTATTTTTCTCTTGATGTCTGTCATACGAACATCATAATCGCGCAACTTATTTCGCAGTTTCTCATTGCCTTTGTCATACCCTTTGACTGAAAGCCGGGAAACTTCTCTTTCTATTTCTGCAGCTTCTTGATACAATTTTAATAAACTTTTAGCTTCTTCTTCTGCTAAAGCTCCTCCTGTATCGGCATATTTTTTTGCCAACATAGCTTTAGTAAGGATTCCTTTTTTAACGCATTCACTCATACAAATAGAAAATTCTGTCTCAGCGTCTTCTAATTGTCGGCGCGAAGGTTTCTTAATCAAGACTTCTACGGGAACATCTTTTTTAACTTTTTTCTTGATTTCAACCTCTTCTTCCACTCCGTTTTCGTTTTTGCGAGTTTCTTTTAAGGTTTCTTCTACCTCTTGTTCGATATCTACTGTAAATTGATAAAGTTCTTTTAACATAAAATCTTCCTAATATATTATTTAAAATACTCTATTTTTCTAAAAAAAGATAATAAAGTGTATACATATACTGATATGGCTAGCTTATTGACATCAACAGAAAAAACATCTCTTAACAGTGTTATGGAAGATCAGCATGATACTTTTGCGAGACTTATAACTTGCTATAAAGATGCAGTTGAAACGGTGAGCACAAAAAGCCCATCTTTCAATTCTATTTACGGCAATGCTGGAGCCACTACTAGTATAACTTATACACCTCAAAGCTTCCAAGTTTACGCAAGAATACAATATAATAACAGATATGATGAAAATCTTTTTGCAGATGGCATGTCCGACTCCCAGCTAAAGATACAGATGCAAGATGGAAAAGTAAGATTAAAAATAAAAGCCGCAGATTATGCTAACGTAAAAGAATCAAAACGTATAGAATTTGATAATCAACAATTTTACATAGATAGTGATTTTAGAGGTCATGGGTTATTTGATTCTCAATTTTATACATTTCATGTTAAACCTGTAGGCTAATATGGCGAAGATTACAAAAAAAGATGTCCAACCTGTAATTTCCAAACTTCATTTAACGCTGCAATGGAAAAAAGAAGTAAGGCGGATAGTAGAAAAAGAAATGAAAGATATATCAAACTCTTTCATAAAATCTTTTATGGATCACCCTGTCACAAAAGAAATAAAAGAAGGACCAAATGGATCAAATATTAGCGGCACATTAGGAGGTTATTCTAACTTATTTGGTTTTATAGGGTTTCATGAAGGAGATAACCCTATTTTGCCTTTAGAAAATTTATTTAAAAAATATTCTATTAGAATTTATAGCAGAAGAGGTAACACTACTGTTAATATAGAAATACCAACACTTCAAGATGCTTATGCTATAAGCCCCATGCCTTGGGCTTCAGGTAGGTCTTGGGCAAGAGGTATAGAAGTAGGTATATCTGGCTTAGGTCGATATTTAGCTATAGATGCCGCAAATTCAAGATCAGGCGAAGGAATACAAGTGTCAAAAAAAGTAAGAGGGGGCACGTATACAAGAAGAGGGTATTTGTCTCCGCTATTTAAAAAATACAAAGATAGTATTCAAAAATTAAAAAATCAATTTAAATGAAACCGACATTTCAACATCAATTACTTAGTAGTTTTTATTTATGGTTCGACTCTTACCTTATGAGAAAAGGTGAGGCTTACGAAACATTTACAACTAATTTTTATTATTACGCTGACGAAAGAATTACAGATAAAGTTGTGTTTGGTAGTCCGTATAAACAATTTGTTGTTGATGAGTCTGTTGATGGAGCTGTTGTTCTCGAAGCTGTTAGCGGAGATGGCACAGCTATATCAAAAGGAACAAGCGGCATGATGGTTGATTACGAAAATGGAAGACTGCTTTTTGATAGCGGTTTTCCTACTGGGACAAATTTAAGCGGCAGATATAGTGTTAAAAATTTCAACACATACATCTCTAATCAAAATGAAGAACAACTTATTCTCGAAGGTAAATACGAGACTAATAGTAGGTACACAAGAGAATTGACATATATTAAACCTTACGATCAAGTAACTCCTGCAGCTTTTCTTTCCGTAGAAGGTGTCAATAACGTTCCCTTCGCTTTAGGAGGTGAAGATGATTCAGTGATAAATGCAAAAGCAGTTGTTTTTGCAGAAAATCTTTATGAGTTAGATGGAATTTTATCTGTTTTTGCTGATTCTAATCACACTTGTTTCGCTAACATACCTTTTACAGGAGCACCCTTAAATGAATACGGAGATGTAAAATCTGACCATTATCCCAGCGGATATAATTATACAGGTTTAGCGAACAACTATCATAATGATACTTACATGATAGACAACACAACTGTATCAAAATTTTCAGATAGGGCAAGAAGGGTCTTGGAGCCCTCGTTATATGTGGGTTTTATAGATTTTGAAATCCATAAATACCGTTTCCCAAGGTCAACTTAAAAAAACTTCTCAAAACGAGATAAAAAATGTAAATTACTTTAAAATTTAACAATTAAATATTATGGCAAGAAATAGAATAATTTATCAAAGTCAGGCGCTTTTTATAGCGCCTAATTCAAACCAATTCCATTTGCAGAGTGGTGGTGCTAATTCCTCAGATGCTCATGCAATGACTCTGGCACAAGGTCAGGGGTGGACTGGTGTAACAGGTGTTAATGTAGGGTCTGCAAAATTGCGCTCATTAGTAACGCCTCTTGAAAGAATCCAATCTGCAAACTTTAACTTTTCAATAAATAGAACCGATATTAATGAATTCGGAAAATTAGCTAGAATTGATTCTATAGCTATGGAATCTCCAACTGTCGGTTTAGATTTTAACTACTATTTAACTGATGGCGGTAACGAAAGAAAATTAGGTTTTAATATACCTACATCTAACGCACCAAGGGTAAATGATGAAACTCCTTATGTAACAGGTGATTTGGCTGTATCAGGCCGCAGTGCTATTTCTGGGTTAATAGATGATAATGAAGGTAATAATTACTTTATTGTTGTTTCTCCTGAAGGTCAAGACGTAGATAAATCAAATGTTAACACTAGCGATTTTGAAGTTATTGGTATCGGCAATGGGTTTATATCTGATTACTCCATAGAAGCTGCTGTAGGATCTATACCAACAGCATCTGTAACAGTAGAAGGTTTTAATATTAAGGTTGATAGTGCTATATCGGGTTCAGCTGTTGGTGGAGTTACTCCTCAAGCACCGTATGTTCCTGCTGTAGATATTATCAATGGAGAATATAATACAGGGGCTTCACAAACTAATCAGTTTGTTATTCAAGGAGCTAATGCCTTAAGTGATAACGCTATTAATACAACTGGTAACGGCACACCTTCAGCTTTAAGACCGGGAGATATTACCTTCTCAATGCTTAATAGCGGTGATTATCAGGGTTTTGTAGATATGAATGGAGATGGAGAAGCTCATCTACAAAGCATGAGTATCAGCATACCTATGAGTAGAACCGTGCTACAAAGATTAGGTAGCACTTTTGGTTATGCTAGAGTGATCGATTTACCTCTAAATGTAGATGTAAGTTTATCTGTTGTTGTATCGGAGCTAAAAGCTAACAATATATTCCATGCTTTGTGCAACGTTCAACACCATAACTTTACTCTTACTTTGTACGGTTGTGACCCAACAACAGGAGGAAGAAGTTCCGACAAGAAAATACAAATTCAGTGCAAAAATGCAAGGCTCGAAGGAGAGTCTTTCTCCAATACAATAGGAGACAATCAAACAGCTGACTTAACATTCTCATGTCAAATCGGAGGATCTAACGATACTTCAAGTGGAGTAATTATGGATGGCAGTTATCAGTTGTTCAGAACTCTCTCATTTTTCCCCTTAGGGAAGAAAAAGTCTGAAGCAGCTTCTTATAGCGCAGGCTAAAATCAACAACAAAGAAAGCCCCCCATTTTTTGGGGGGCTTTTTTATTACAGTCAGCTGGTTGCTCGAATCAGGCATCACCTTATAGATAGACCTGATTCATTTCGAACCTTAGGTCCTGACTGCAGAGTCAACCAGCAAAATTTAAAAACCTTCTATAATATTTTTTGCTTTTTGATGATCAGGGTGATCAGGATGCATGATATCTAATTCTTGTTGTAAGACTATTGTTCTGGAGCCTTTGGTGACTCTTATAAATTCTTTTTTCAAAGACTCTTTCAGCCTAGATTTTTCATGGCTAGGAAAAATGCCTACTTTTTGACATAATCTCTGCAAGTCCGCTAAATTACTATCATTAAGCTTTTCTTCAAAAATCTTAGGATCATTAGTGCCAAAAGGATTGACATGCTTAATGCCAAGAGCTTCTTCAAGCTCTTTCGTTTTTCTAATATCTTCATCTTCGATTTTTCCGCTAGAAAAGTTGTTAAGATCATCTACTGATGTAACTTTTTTTGCTTTCTTTTTCTTTCTTGTCATATCTTATATATATTAAAGATCAAATGTGTTTATTCAAATAAAAAAAGCGCCACCCCCGAAAGGGTGACGCTACAAGCTTCTGAAAGACAGATTACATAATCAATCCAACAATGGCTCTGTTGTCAAGGACCATACGACCCTCTTCAAGAGATCCATAATAACCGATTCTCTGTTGACGAGAAGAAAATTGGTCATCTGCGACCAAGTTAAACTCTCCGCCAGACTCAGAATCAACAGCTACAGCGCGAACTAATGCGTCACGGCTGCGATCTAAACCAAGAATAAGCTCTTCTGTTGCACCATTAAATACGCTAGATGCTGTTAAAGAGCCATGGTCTAAGTATGTAGTAGATCCTGCCACAGTATCGAATACAGTGTTGAATCGCTTGCCTACGCCCATTTCTAACACTTCCATGATAGAAACACCATAAAACTCAGTCAAGCCGCTCTGAGAGAAAATCTCAGACCTAACATTGTCAGTTAAAACAACGCCATCGGTTTGATTGTGAGGTGCTCCACCATTAGGAGCTATAGTGTTGACAGGGTTGTATGCCATTGCACGAATGCTCTCAACGACTTCAGGAGAAACCAAGAGATCAGTTACTCCGCGACGAGCACCACTAGGAGTACCGCCAACAAAAGAAGCGTTAATTCTTTTAGCTTTTGTGAACAGCTTATTCAAGTCATCCAATAAGAATCTATTGGCTTGAGCAGTACGGAAAACATGCTTATTAGCAGCAGTAACACCGCTAGTACCAGTGCTAGCGTTAGCTGCAGCGGTAAACAAAAGATTAGCAGATGTTCTTTCTTGCTTTAATAAAACTTCCTGAGCAACTCTTGTGAAAGTTTTGCCCACAACGTCTAAACGTGAACGAGAAGCATATTTACGATCAAAAGAAACAGCAGAATCTAAGCTGTAAGTGGTGAACTTTAACTCAGCAGCAGTTGGCTGCACGTAGTTAGTAGGTAAACCACCAGCAACAGACTGGCTATAAACTTTGATGTAATCTTCGTCGAAAATGTCGTGATAGAGGTCCAAAGGAATGGAAGGGTTGTCATCAGCGTTAAACTGAAGAGAAGTAAATAAATTACTAATCGTAGGAGCATTGTTGATAACTTCCGCCAAAACTGGACCAATAAATTCAGCTAAAGCGACTTGAGCGGCGTATGCAACATCTCTGTTACGTGAAGCCATCGCTTTGACTAATTCCAATTGATCATCGGTTCTTTTTAATGTAATATTCATTGTTTTATAAGTCCTTTCTTTTTATTACGCAGTATAAGTGCTACTTAAAGAGCAATCTAACTGAACGAGTGCATATTGCGCTGTGCCAGTTCCTGCGAATTGATCAGCCACACCAAGCTGAGAAGTTCTGTTTCCAGTTCCCAAAATGGTACCAACAATGGTTTCTCCTGAAGTATTTGCCCAAGCAATACCAGAGAGTTTACCTGCGTTTGCGGAAATGATAGCAAGATTGCCGGGAGCAAAATTTGCATCTTTCTCGTAAGCTGCCTCATCAAACGTAAACAAACCTTTGGTTGCTACAGGTACAGCCTGCCCGCTAAGAACAGCTTGAAGCTCGTCTTTTTTGACAGGGTTATAGATGAGTTTTTCACCGTTTTCGTCGGTTTCAACTGTTTGTCTCAAGGTCACACCGAGAACAGGAGCGTCTTCGGTGGCAGCGGTTGCTCTTAAAGCTACAGTAGGATACTTATCTGCGCCCAAGAAGGGGTAGTCAGTTTTTCCAAGGTAGCTAGAATCGATCAAGTCGATAACGTCTTTATTAAGATTTCCGCTTAATACCTTGACCATCACTCCAGCACTACCGTTTCCGTTAGTGCTAGGCGTAGCGTCAACTGTTTGGTTTGCAAACAAATTGACCACATCATTGTCAGAATATTGTCTGAAGGGTAATAATCTAAGTGCCATAATTTTTAATATTTAATTTGAATGTTTTCTTTATTGAAAGCTTTGCTGAATTTTGTAAGAAGAGACTCTTCTTGAGCTGAAGCTCCATTATTGTTAACAGGAGCCTCTTCGGAAGCCTCTGCTCTATCTAAAACTTCTTCGACATCGGTCTCAGAGGCTTTAACTTCTTCCACTTCCTTTTCAGGAGTAGCCGTTGGCTCTGGGGCCTCAATAGAAGCGATACGTTTTTCGACTTCTTGCTCGACTCTCTTGGAAAGTTGCTCTTCCTGCTCCAACTTAAAAGCTTTGCTTTTATGATGTAGTAGTGAGTTCAACTTTTCTTGATAAGTCTCAAAAGATGCCTCTGAACTATCCAGAGCTTGAACTTCTTTTGCAATAATAGCACGGTCACTATCAGAAAGATCAAATCCTTCATCGACAGTCTCCATTCTACTATTGAAAATTTCTTCTGCTTGTTGCGCAGCGATAGAACCCTCAAGATCAGTGATTCTGTCTTGAGCAGTTTTTAGGTTCTCTTCTAATTCAGAGATAGAAGCTTTTGCTTTTTCAGCATCTTCAGCGGCTTGAATTTTTTGCTGCTCTAAGGCGTCACGCTCCTGTTGGAACTCGACATCTTTCTCTCTAATTTTGTCAGCGACAAAGGTAGAGATACTAGCAACAGCCTCTTGCGAGAATTCAGCTTTTTCAGAAAGCTTGCTATCAAGAATTTTCCCGAACTCTTGTATGATTTCTTGGGTATCCATGATATCTGTATTATTATTTGTTTTTACATTATTTTCACTCTTTTGTGAAATTTTTCTACTGTTTTCTATAGAAATTGTTTGGTTTTCTGATTTATCAGAGCTTTCTTCGGAATCTTTAAGAGTAATATCATCATTTTTTTCTATAAAAATTCCTTGAACATCTGCCGCAGGATTAGAAGTAAAACCAATACCTAAAGGAAAAACTTCTCCGGTTACTAACCTATAAACAGGGTCTCCGTTGCTTAGTTTACCAGATCCGCCAAAACTTTTTAGATATTTTTTCATATCTTCTATTTCATTTGGCTCTGTTATTATTCTTGCTTCTTCTAGGTCTGTAGACCCAACAGCTATATGGTAATCATTGAAACCTAACTCCCAACTTGCAGAAATTTTATTGTAGGCTTCGCTTTCAGGATCACTAGCTTGAATTAATGCGTTAGCAAACTCTGGATTAACCGTCTTATAAACTACAGCGGCTAAAGAAATATAGTAAGGGTTTTTTCGAGAAGCGGCCTCTTTAGAAGTTAAAATCTTATCATTATTTAAATCTGTGAATCCTGCGTTTACAATGTGACCTACAACTTTTTCTTTTTTGTGTTCTATATTGGTAGGCTTGTATACAAAATATTTTAAAATTTCATCAGCAGTTTCAGAGTTTATTCCGTCACCATTTTTATTGAACTTATTAACGACAGCAGCATTAAAAGCAACACCGACTAAATCGATGTTCTTCTCAAGATCTACTGAGCTAGGAATCAAAGGGCGCAAATTGTTCAACGATGCCAAACTAATAGACAAATCATTTTCTAAATCATTTGTCGCATAAATGCTAAAGTTAAAACTTGTTTTGTATTTAAATTTTGATTGATCCATCTATGGTTATTACACTTTTTTATTGCAATTTGGAATTTTTATTGCTATGATATAAAATCGCGGCAGCATAATCATCTAATAAGTGGTTAGCGCTAATCTCTGAAACCTCTTTCATAGTATCGAGTTTTAACATTAAGCTATTATCATGTAAGCAAGCTTTTGCCTTCTGTTCCCACTCGTTTTGTTCTGTAGAAACAATAATGCTTTCACATATACGAGCTAAAATTTCTTTTTGATCTTTATTTAACCTTTTCTTTTTAAAAGAAGATCTAGCTTCAGAAGTCATAAAAGCATAAAGTTTATTAGTTTGGTCTACTATACTTTTTATACCGTCTACAGAATATTTTTCTTTAGCGAAAGATTTCGCGCCATTTGGTCTACCGGGAGATTTAGGAATATTAGGAGTTTTTGTTTCAACAATTTCTTCTTCTCCTTCGTATAACGGAACGCCACCAACAATAGGGTTATAAAATCCTTTTTTTCTGTCTTCTATAAACCTCTCTTGAGATTTTCTTAATTCTGTTTCTTTTGGAAAAACTCCAGTCTCAATAACTTTAATTCCTTCTTCTGGAGGGAGAATTCCAAGTTCCATCATACGAGTAATAACACGCTGAACTTGAGCTGAATCTTTAAGATCTATAGTTTCAAACTTAGCTTGCGGCACATCTCTAAAACCAAAATCTTTACATAATTTTTTAATTTCTGTTTGCAAGAAATCATTAAGAAAAGCCTCTCTAGCTTCATTCAAGCGTTGCAAAAACATTTGAGCTTTAATTTCCGTACTGGCAAACTTTTCTTGGTTTAAAATTATATTCTGCAAACCTTCTTTGATATCCTGATTAACAACTTCATATTTTTCAGGACCGATAACCTTTTTAAGATCTGGGATAATAAATTCTGCGCTTGTAGTATAATCACTAACCAAAACTCTCCCAACACTCTGATTTTGGAATAAAGTTTGCATCGCGGTGATATTACGAGGATTAACCCCACCTTTGTCAGGAGTTGTTCCCATTGTTATCAATAAAACAACGTTCTCAATGGTTCGACAGATAGACTGATCTATCTTCTTCATCTCCATCTTAAAGTTAATGTCATCTAAAACACCAAAACCAAAAGGTACAGCAAACGGTTCGTAGTCTTGCTTTTTGTAAAAAGAATATCTTAATTTGGCTGGATCTAAGGCGACTTTCATGCCATCGGTATAATATCCGCCTTGATCTATTTTCTTTTGCATTTCTGGCGTTAACGCCTTATAAAGTTCTTTGTCTTCATCTGTTTTTGGGTTTTGAAGACGCTCTAGCTCATACTCGCTCAATATTTTTTCATATAAACCGTTCTCAAAAGATGTAGATCTTTTTGCCGCCATATCAAAAGGGTTCAAAAGAATATATCTAATCGGCAGTTTATTGACTTGACCAATTAGTCCAATATTCCTAAGTTTTGTAAAATCTTCTAAATTAAACTTGCCATCAATAGTATAAAGAAATACATTACCACTACGATAATACTCCCTAAAAAACTGGTCTTTTAAATTCCAAATTTTAATTTTTTTTAACCAAGCATTAATAAATGTTCTAGATCTTGCGCTGCCACCTTCTAAGTACAAAGTGGAATTAGCAAAATCCGACATCATATCAACAGAATTTCTAAAAATAGCGATATTGCAATAAGCTTTTTGGCATAGCTCTATAGCATCCCTAACATTAACGCCATCAATACCATAATTATATGGCGACATACCATTTCTAATATTCGCATATGGAAAAATTTTAGGGCCTATAGCTGCGTTATTTCTTCTTGATGCCACTTCATTACCGTTAACAGATGTTCTACTGTAAGCTTTAGACTCGTAAGCATAAAAAGGCTCTCCTACCAATTGAGGTTCATATTGGTTAGCCTGCTGATTAGCGTTAGCCTCAAACATATCTGACAATGGTTGACCTTTATGGGTGTTGAATTTGTCCCAGTAGTCAGATCGTTTTGTATATTTTCTTTTTGACATCTTATAATATTACACAAAGTTGAATGAAAGTTCCCTATAAAGTATAATAAAAGTTACAATGTAACTTTCAACTAATTAATAAACATAGGGGTAAAAGTTTCGAAAGCGTCTTCTATTCCTTTATCATTTGAATCAAAATGTATTTTTGCCATCCAGTTTCCTAACACAAGAGCAGAATACGAATCTTTCCTAGCTTTATCTGGGCCAGTTTGACGCCTTAAATTAGGAGGCAAATCAAATGTTTGGGTGCCTTGAGCCGTTGTTGTTATTTGAACTAAAGCGCATTCATTTTTTGTTAAATCTAACATATCCGCTTGATGCTCAATAAAATCTATCATTTTTGCAGATGCTGACTGCTTGGTTTCATCAGATGTCCGTAAAAATTTTATTTTATCAATAGGTATACTTTTGTTTCTTTGTTTATTGTAAGCTTCATCTATAGCTCTAGAAGCAAAAAATATACGCCTATGTTCAAAATTAGCCTGCAGTAATTCATTTGCCTGCCTGATCCATTTACTGGTAGGTTTTCTCAAATAAACAATTTTATCATCTGAATTGTTATATTCCACCTTGAATTTACGCAAATCCGACTGGTAATCTTCGGGATTATCGAATGGTACATCGATTGTTTTAAGTTTTTTATCTTTTGATTGAAAAGTTTCGCTTTCATTACATGCTTGTATAAATTGTACCCCTCCATTATAGTCACCGACCACTTGCACTATATTAAAATTATCTAAACAATATTTAAAATAAAATATATGATGTTTTAAAGATGTTCCTGATAATGCATAACTATGCACTACAGTCACTTTTTTTTCTTCATCATGTATTTTTAAAATTTGTATAGCAAAATCATCAGAACCTTCTGTTTGGGACCATGAAGGATCAAATGCTAAAATGTATTTAGCGCCAGTATCACCTTTTACCTCTACAGACGGGTAGTCACCTTCAGGTATAGTGCATAAAGCCATTTTACTGGTTTTAAAATAGCCAGAGCTATCGTCAGTAAAAACAGCGCCGAACTCCCTGTCAAACTGAGATTGACTCATTGTAGCTTTAGCTTGATTAACAAGGTTTTGATCGTATAGCTGTGAAGGAGCACAATCATAACTGAATTGCATAATGCATCTAGTCGCCTTATCCCTTTTATTCTCCTGAGTTATTAAAAAATCAAACTGGTTATAAAGCTTATACAAGTATTCGAACTTGTAAGACGCAGAAGATAAAGCTATCAATTTATTGTTGGGCCACACAAAACGATCTTCTTCTTTCATTTTTCCTTGCTCGATAAGCATACTTTCTAAACCGTAAACCTCCTGTCTTTGAGTAGGATTTTCAACTACAGATAGAAATGGAACTATAACCTCATTATAAATTCTTTCTGGCATCAATAAAAACTCATCAATAATAATCCTTTGAAAACGAAAGCCACGAAGCTTTTCTCCATCACCTAAAGGTAAAGCTCTAATCCTGCTTCTGCCAATTTCCATTAGCCACTCATCATTACTTTTTGAGACTTTAGTTATACATTGTTTAAAAAAAGCTGCCTCAGGCTTAGCCGCAATATCTTCTATTTTTTTAAAAATCATTTTAGACTGCCTAAAAGATTTTGAAAGTATACCTATTTCTACTCCTTGATTGAGTATAGCATCTAAAGCAGCGTAAATACCTGTAGAAAAAGATTTTGACATTCCGCGACTCCACACACCCAAAAAATAATCGGTCTCAAACATCGATTTTACAGCCATGTGCTGAAATGGAAATAACTTAATGCCAAATATTAAATCAGCAGCAAAAGAAACATTGCCTCTTAAAAATTCATAAAGAGCAAGTTTTGATTCGTGCTCTTCTAAAAAACCCTCTAAAGATAATAATTCTTTGTTAGTCCTTATTTTTGACGGCGGTCTGTTTTGATTTCCTTTTTGCCAACTCATGGTCTATAAAATATTGAAGGTCCGACCTCCATAAATCTTTTCCGTAATATAGTATGCGCGGAATCAAGAATTTTGAATTTTTTCTTCCTCCCGTGAAAATAAACTGGCATCTTCTGGGAAAATCATACATAATATCTCGCATATTTTTTAATATGTAATCTATGCTAGCTTTACGTTTAAAGTATTTTTGTTCTGCTATAATTTTATCTAAAGAAGATTCTATCACTACAAACATGTATGCATCCATATCTTGTGTTAACTGGATCTCTCTTCT